GTAAGTGCAATTGCTGGTGTTAATATTCCCGACTTCGTTATACAGCGAAATCAGATGGGGACTTCGGCGCTGCCACACCTCATCTCCATCCCTGGGGGACCCGTGCTATCATCTCGCAGCGCCTTCGCACCGCTTTATTAATTCGGCCACATCACTATCGTCTCTTACGCTCATTCTAACAGCGTCATTGTAGCTTTTCTTCTTTGTTATCTCCTTACGTAACATAGCTATTTGCGAATCAAGACCCCGCTCCGCCCTGGCGCAACCCATCATCGCACCGGTTGCTAACAGGTTTACTAAATTGAATACAGTACTAAAACTTGCAAACCAACTTGGAATAGTAACCGCTGTCGTTTCATTTTTACCAGACGCTGGTAGAACAACATTAATATCCTTAATTAAGGATGATACTGACGTCACCGCCGCTACACCGGCTGAAGCGAGCATCGCCGTATGCACAAGCATACGCTTTCGTTTTTTCCCACGCAATTCATTCTCTAATCTTGGAATCGTATTTGAATATACCCGCATTTTAATGTTTTGAACCGCTGGATTATCTCTCAACGCTTCAGCATACGCTCCATACGCAGTCTTCTCCTCCTTTAGCGCATTTGTCGCTCCAGTACTGTTTGTCATCGCATTGTTCAGTATATTCAACGATAACTCTCCAGCAGGCTGTACAGCCGGCGCAGTCGGGTAAATGGGGACATAGCTTGGTGGAGTCACATATTTTACCAGCGATCGATCTTCACCGCTTTCCATCTCTATTTTCTCTTCATCAACGTGGTACGAGTGCTGTTTCTCCGCTTCGAAGCGCGCAGCAAGCTCAGATAACATAGCCACCTGCAATTTTTAC